TGGAGCAACTGCGAGCGCATCTAGCGTGGCTATATTGATGCACCCGACTGCTGGGATGTCAATACGACGCTGCAACCCTTTTAACATTTCCTGTAGGGGAGCATCAAGCACATCATCGCCAGCAACGTTAAGAGCTATACGAACTTTCGTAACTAGCTCACTTCTTTCATCTGGTCCAACAAGTGTCAATAATTTATTTGTATCCATTAAGAAATAATTTGTTCGGTATCAATAGTCTGTAACTGAATAGTAACTATTCCTCCGAACCCACTCGCAAAAGTGGGAGGTGCAACTTGCTCAAATTGAATAGCACGGATAACACAGATTCTTTCTTCTCCATTAGAAAAGTCTTGGTAGAGTACCGCTCCTCCATTTTGTTCAATGCGTTCCAGATAACTAATCCGTTCCCATGGTATTGAGATTCTGGTATTGCCATTAGGGTCTCGCTCCTCTTCATAACAAAGTAATGGAACAGTTAATGTTCTAGATCTTTGTGGTGCAGGTAATGCACGTATCTGCCACTCTTCTAATAAGGGTGACTTAGTAGTATCAGATGAATCTCTAGTAAAGTTAAATGTAATTTCAAAGTGATCTGATGGTTGGACATAGCCAGCTAAAGTAATCTCAGTGCTTGTACCAAGGGGGGTAGAACCAATAGTTATAAGCTGGTCATCTTGATCTTCAATAGTAAATCCTAATGTTCCAGCACTATCTCCGTCTGAGTTAATCAATAAAGATACTGGTTGTTTTCTTTCACTAGTACCCCATCTAATCCAGCCAGATTGTAAATAACCAGATGCTGCTTTAACTGTGGCAGATTCAATCCACACGCCAGTAGATGATGTAATAAACTTTTGTCCTGTTGTACCAATAAAAGAAACACCATTAGGTGAACTGCTATCAATAACTAAATCAGATGCATAGGCATAGCCATTACCTACGGCTTGACCTAGGTTAATACGCCACAATCCAGTAGATCCAGATACGGTTTCAGATCTAGTTGCGTATACATAAGACTGGTCAAAGGCTAAGTCAGATACATTACCAGTAACATTAAGAGGTCCATATGTAAATGATGTACCATCTGTGCCAACTGTACCTACACGAACACCTTTAGACGTAGCAAGAATAACAAACTCATTTAAATAAACTCTAACTTGATTTAAAGATTCACCTCTAGGTAACTCTGCAATAACGACAGGGTCGTTAATTGCAGCTACTGCTGAGGTAGAATTCATTGTATAAGATTGGATTCTCGATACGGCACCTTGTGTATAGCCAACAATAATAGATCCAGGTAGTTCACTAATTGAATTAAAAGTTAAAGATGTATTTGCAAATGTGTATCTAACAGCACCACTTGCCATTAAAGTAGGAGGAGAAGCTGGGTTCCTACCTAATTCATATACATGTACATCAACAGAGTCATGCATAACCGTAGCAATAATACGATCTTTAACATAAGCAATTGCTTGAACTGTTTGTGTTGTTACTGCCGATGGCTTGCTATATAATTTAGTTACAGCCAACGCTGTGCTTACTTGATATATACCATCGTTAGCTCCAACAATTGCAAAGGTTCCATCTGATGTTAATACCTGTGCGGTTGAAGATGTAGCCAATGATGTTGATGTAGTTGTACTGCCGTTATAAAATTTTACGTTACCACCTGATATAAAAAATGTACCACTTGATACAGTTGCTGGGTAGGATGCTGCTGCTGTACTTAATTGTGTGGTTGCTGGCAATAGCGAAATCTCGCCAAGAGTCCAAGGATCTATGTTGTTTGATTCATAGAATCTAAATAGATCAGAGGATTCTGCATCATAAAATCTTTCGCCCGCACCATGATGCCATGAGGTTGCAGATCTTAACCACCAGTTAGATAGCGACTGCTCACCAGCAGTTGCGCTCTGGTCAATACGTTCCTTCTGGTATGTCGTAGTAATTCTAGAAATTTTATTATTATCGGAAGCAGCAGAAAGCCAAGGAGTATTACCTATAGCATAACTAGCAGCGAAATCCTCACGTTGGTATCTAACCAACGCAGTAGGAATATTGATGCTGATTGCAATAGGCAAATCACCTTTAAGATATTTATTGGTAGTTGCCACGCTTTATCTCCTACTTCTTATTTGGTTGTTCCATCCATTTAAACCATGGTGATGTGTCATTACCACATTCATCTTTAATAGATATGTGTAAATGTTTTATATGTTTATTAGAGCCAGTATATTTTCTATCGCCTTTTTGTTCAGACCAAATGCGACTATCAAATATTAAATAAGAAACCCTAGTGTCTTCTTTAAGTCGATTGTAAATATCTTTACAATCTACTCCACCAATAGGATCATGGGTTAGGTCTACTGCTAGACCAGTATTATGGTCTGAATCAGGACTGGCTACTTGATGAGCAGCAGATGGTAGTAGACCATCGCTTGCTTTCTTCCTCTTTGGAAACAATGCCGTCGCTTGGCGCAGCACAGCAACTGCAGCAGGTGTGGCTTTCTTGACTACAGGTTTCATTCATTACTCTTTCCAGCCACTAGTTCATATAAACTGTCAATTCTAATTTCTAATCTAGAAATAGAATCTTTTATTGAGCTGCCCCCATTCGGGCGAAGTTCATTAAGGTAGTGTTTAACCAGCCAACGAACCGAGCCAGCAAAGCTGGCGACTATTGTGGTTACCGCTACTGCGATACCAGCCCATTCGTTGGTAGTCATTACTCTTTAGAACCTATACCGTATTCGGATTCTGTCTTGTCCAAAGCCTTGGCTGCAGGACCAGCAATAGCAGCAACAGCAATAGATACGATTGGATCTAATCCAAGTTCATTGCTTGCTAAGAATCCTAAGAATGAAACTAATACACCACGTAGGTATGACTTAAGTATTGCCTTTTGTTTTGTTGTTAACTTTAATCTGTCCATTTATTTCTCCTTAGTTTATTGGTTCTGTTATTTCAATCCATTGTTGGTTTGGTTCAAACCAACCATAAATCTTGCCATCAGTTGGATAAGTAACTGGTGCTTTATAGTGGCAAGTTGCTTCATCTAATACCCAGGAACCATAAGGCTTAGGTGAAATAAAAGCATCACGACCTGTGTCGTATGTATAGCCAATACCTGCATAGTTCTTACGGATAGTTCCATTGTAGGAAGTCTGCTTCCATAATGTGTGTCCGTGTAAACCTGTTAAAAAATCTATTCCAGCTTGCTCTGACTCAACACCATCTATGGTGATGACATCATTGACTACAACGTGTACTGCAAGTACATTATTGTTTTCATCTAGTTTTGCAAAGTGCGCCATTTATTTTCTCCTTAGAATGTGATTGAACCATCGCCATTAAATATATATATTCCAGTACTTGGATTACTTGGTGAACCTGTTGTACTTGCAGCAGCTTGACCAGCACTAATAACAACTACGCCAGAGCCACCGCTACCTCCAAGTCCTGCACCTCCGCCACTAACTTCAACGCCACCACCACCACCTCCGCCACCAGTATTTGGGGTTCCATTAGTAGCATTAACAGAATTGTGAGTACCTGCACCACCACCACCTGAACCACCAGCACCACCAGCAGTTCCTGTATAAGAACTTCCACTAACAACACCGCCACCACCACCACCAGCGTAATATGTAGAAGTACCTGAGATAGAAGTTGCAACACCTATACCACCAGCACCACCTACTGTTCCTGATGTACCAGCAGTTCCAACGGCACCCGCACCACCGCCACCACCTGCAGCGTAATTTGCTCCACCGTAACCAACACCACCTGCAAACCCTTGTCCGCTAGTGCCACTTCCTACTGTTCCATTATTACTAGTACCACCGCCAGAACCAAAAGTTCCGCTGTTTGCATTATCATTTAAAGATCCTCCACCACCTCCACCTTTATTAGATGTTATGGTTGTTAAACCTGTTCCACTAATAGATGAGTTAACACCATCATTACCATTACCCGACCCAGACCCACTTGCAGCACCACCACCAACGGTAATTGTGTATGTAACGCCAGAGGTAGCAGAAAAAGCAGATTCTAAAGTTCCACCGCCACCTGTTGCAGTTACTGATGAGCGAAGTCCACCTGCTCCACCACCGCCTGCTCTTGATGAACCACCACTACCACCACCTGCGACTACAAGGTAGTTAGCGGTAATAATAATTGTGGTTGATTGATCCCAAAACTTAGATGACTTAGATCCTGATTTAATTGTTGATGTAGAAAATTTACGAATAGCCATTAGAAAGTTATGCTCCCATCTCCATTAAATATATAAATACCTGTGCTTGGATTTGAAGGTGAGCCAGTTGTTGAAGTAGCAACACGACCAGCACTAATAACAACTACACCGCTGCCACCTGCTGCACCATTGCCTGATGTACGAGCACCACCACCACCGCCTGTGTTAGTTCCTCCTGCTGTTGAAGCAGGATTGCCTGAAAAGTTAGCATCAGCACCAGTTCCACCGCCACCATTACCACCAGCACAAGTTCCAGATGCTCGTAAGTAGGGTGCACCACCACCACCGCCAGCATAATAAATTGCTGTTCCAGTAATAGATACTGAAACACCTACACCGCCAACACCAGCACCTGCTGCAACGCCATTAGCACCAACTGCGCCAGCACCACCACCGCCACCACCGCCGTAAGTCGGTGATGAATTACCTACGCCACCAGTAAATCCTTGAATTGGAGATGCTGTTCTTGTGCCAGGTTGACCAACTGCACCACCATTTTCACCGCCACCGCCTGATGAACCACCGTTTTGACCAATTAGATTGGCAGCAGTGCCGCCAGTATTTGAACCTCCGCCACCACCGCCTCCAGTAGCAGTTACAGTAGAAATACCAGTTCCGCTTATAGATGAACTACCACCTTGTCCCGCATTACTTGTAAGTGCATTAGTTCCACCACTACCACCATTACCAACGGTAACTGTGTATGTAGTGCCACTATTTAAAGTTAAAGCAGTTTCTAAAGAACCACCGCCACCAGTATTATCAACCGTAGATAAAAGTCCACCAGCACCTCCACCACCACCTAGTCCACCACCATATCCACCACCACCGCCAGCTGCGACAACAAGGTAGTTAGCGGTAAAAGTTAGTGTAGTACTTTGGTCCCAGAATGTTGTTAGTTTAGGAAAACCATTAAGAATGGTTTGTTTACTAAAGCGTGATATTGACATTGGTGGTAGTCCTAACGATTAGATTAAGCGGATAGTTCAGAACCAAATGCTGTGAATGTAAGATCAGCAGCAGATGCATAAGTAACGATAACGTTACTTGATGCAAGAGTAATTCCTAAAGTTAAAGCAGTTGAATCATTAGCTGCAATTGCGATGTCGTATGCAAGATAATGTTCGTTTGCTAATGTTGTTCCTGTTGCTGGCTTAACCGCAATGCGGTATGATTTTGAAGCAGCGGAACGATTTGCTACAACAATTGTTGACACCACAGCAGCTGAACCCGAAGGTGTTGCGTATAGTTCTTCAGCAGTTGTGGCAGCAGCAGCCTTGCGACCTAGTACTTTGTATGCCATTTGTTATGCTCCCATCAATAGAAACGGATCAAGACCACTTGTATCCGTTGATTTAGCTAGGGGAAATCCCCCTACTGTTGAACCATCGTGAACCACGATGGTGTCTTTGTCGGTGTCGATTGTTACTTCACCAACCAAGCCTGTAAATGCCGAGTGCTGTGTTGTTGTTCCTCGGCGTAGTTGTAGTGCGAATGCAGCCATCTTATGCTCCCATCATCATCAGGATGTCTGGTATTGGATCTGTTGTTATAGTTCCCCAGGTTGCTGAGGTTCCATTAGTTGTTAAATATTTACCACCATTACTAGTCTGTGAAGGCAGGGCATCAACTACTCCCCATGATGTTCCAGATGTTCCATCTGTAGTTAAGTATTTACCACTATTACCAGTAATTGAAGGAACGTATGATGCAGCAGTTGTTGCACTGCCCGCTGCTGAAGTAGCAGAGGTAGCAGCAGAAGATGCTGAAGTAGCAGCTGATGTTTGTGATGTCAATGCACTCGATGCACTAGTTGCAGCAGAGTTGGCACTAGTCAATGCATTGCTTGCATGAGTAGAAGCAGATCCAACTGAGGTTGCAGCCGAAGAAGCACTTGTTGCTGCAGAAGTAGCCGATGTCGCAGCTTGACCAGCAGATGTGGTTGCCGTTGCTGCTGATGCAGCAGCATTGGTGGCACTAGTTGCTGCTTGACCAGCAGAAGTTACTGCTGTTGCTGCACTAGTTACCGCAGTAGCTGCACTACTTACCGCAGTTGCTGCAGATGAAACTGCTGTCGCTGCAGAAGATACCGCAGTACTTGCAGACGATGCAGCACTAGTAGCAGAGGTAGCAGCACTAGTTGCACTAGTTGCTGCTGAAGTTGCAGAAGTTTGTGTGTTGGTTTGAAGTGAAGATAAAGATATCCATGTACCAGTACTTGTATCAGTATCTGTAATAACACCCATATCTCTAATGAGACCAGATGCAACTTGACCAGCAACTGAAGTATAAGAAGCACCAGCACTTGTGGCAGATGTTAATGCCGAGCTTGCAGATGTTGATGCACTGGTTGCACTTGTTGCAGCAGCGGTAGCACTAGCAGCAGCAGAGGTTGCAGAAGTTAATGCAGAAGATGCACTAGTTGCAGCACTTGTAGCACTTGTAGTTGCAGCGGTTGCTTGTGTTGCTGCAGAACTTGCAGAGGTAGCAGCACTAGTTGCACTAGTTGCTGCTGCGGTAACACTTGCTGCAGCGGATGTAGCAGATGTGGCTGCGTTGGTTGCTTGAGTAGATGCAGATGAAAAGCTTGTTGCTGCCGAAGTTGCGCTAGTAGCAGCAGCCGTTGCAGAAGCTGCAGCAGATGTAGCTGAGGTTGAGGCAGAGGTTGCGCTGGTTGCTGCAGCAGCAGCAGATCCAGAAATGCTAGTTACGTATGCTTGGTTAACTGCATCCGTAGAACTTGTTGGTGTTGTTGGTACATTTGTAATACGGTATGTAGCCATATTAAGAGTACCAGCAGCGGTAATAATTGCTGCGGATAAAGTCTTTGTTCCAGTAAGTGTTTGTGCGCCACCAGTACCAACTACGTCTCCAGTTACACCGTGAGCGGAAGTAGTTGCTATCTCATGTGATCTAGATTCTGTAAAGTCTCGAGCCGATACACCGTGTTCAACGTTAGCACCAACAGCATGTGCCTTAGCACCAGATGAATCTACACCACGAGTTCCAATTGTATAAGAAGAACCAATGAGACCAGAGATCTCAATTACTTCTTCATTGGCTGTATCTTTTTCTAATATTAATGTGTATGGATATTGTGAGGGCAAGTTTGCAGCAGCAGACAGCGTTAAGCTGGTTGCTGAAGAAGATATTGAATCTGCTAAAGTTGTCTTAGCAGCATTCGAACTATAATAGCGTGACGGTGATGGCATTTATTACCTCGAGTACTGGATAGTGTTTAGGAAGTTGTCTTGTTGTTTTGCTACCTCTTCCGCTAGGCGGACGGTATAAAGCTGGAATATATACTTGGCTGTATTTGTAGAAGCACCTGCTGAAACAGGTTGATCTAAAGCATCAGCAGATACCGATGTAGCAATTACCTTACCTGGATCGACTGTTGATAACAGTCGATACATAGCACCAAGGCGGACTACATCCTCACATGATGCTGGTAAACCACTTACTGTTAACTCTTGGCTATCAGTAATAGTTGTTGGGAACTTTGTGTATTGAACACGAACTGCTGCTCCAGGCATTGGTGCTTCATTTAATATTAAAGCTTGTGCGGTTGTGCTTTCATATAGATAGTTAGTATCTAGTCTATAACGCTTGATTAAACCCCAGACTCCTGAAGAGTCGGGCAGTTCCCAAGATACTCCAGTAATGTTTACTAAAGCAGTTGGCATTACATAAGAAAAATCACTACCATTAAATGTAAATGTTTCATTAGCGAGAACAGGAAAGTTCATTCCTTTAATTGTTTCAAGGATTGCTCGCTTAACTTGAGTACGTGGGAACATAGGATTATTCTTGACAACTGATCCAGATACATGGCTAGTGGCAGTAGTAGAACGCCACCCTCTACCAGAAGGATTTGCTGATGTTCCTAAAATTTGAATTGTTCCAGATGCTGAAACAGATTTTTTAACATATAATAATTCATCATCAATTTCAACAATACCCTTACTTAAAGCAGTGGCATCATCTACAGTTATAGATATATCACCTGCTGTTGTAGTATTAGTTGTAATAGTTACTGATTCTTGGTTCTTAACATAACCACTAACTTCACCAAGCGTTTGCTCTGTTAATTGATTTAACGTAGCCATTATGCTTGAACCGCCTTTCCTAAAGTATCGGATGCCATAACAGCAGCCTTGATATCATGCAACTTTGTAGACCTAGGTTGAATACCTTGTTGTCTTGCACTTCTATATGCGTTTAATTCTGTGTTGGCTTGCTTAGATACGGCATTAGCCAGTGGATCTGTAATACTAAAATTTGCTGCTCTTGCACATTCGCCCCAGTTAGCATGGTCTTGGGTCTTACAACCAGATCTACAGTTACTCATCCCAGATGTAATCTCCATAACCTGCTGCTGTTAGCTCAGCAGCTTCAGCGTCTGTAATAACATTGTCATACCCACCACGTAATACACGTTGGTATGTGGCTAGATCACTATCTTTAGGAACAACAACTGTTGACCATGTTCCGTTATTCTTAATAACACTCTTACCAATTGGATAAGATACAAACCAAAGATCATTAGGACGACCAAGTCTGTAGCGATAAGTAGGTCCACGGAATATTTTTGTCATTACCATTTCACCTTATCTGCCCAGTATGCTGCTGACATAACACCTTTGTTTATGTTTTTAGAATGTCGGGCTTTAAAAGACTGGCGTCTTTGTCGGTAAGACTTTGTCTCACCAGATTTCTTTGGAGATCCAGATACACCTTGTTGACCAAACCTAATTGTTTTTACTTGGGAGCCAGACTTGGCTACAACCACGTGAGATTTTTTAGGATGGGTAGGTGTCTTCTTTGGTTTATTAAAACCAGATACGCCTGCTCTTTTAAGCCTTGGGTCCATTCTTCTTGTACTCTCCAACTTTTCCGAGTATTGATTTGATACGTCCGTCTTTGTTTATACGAACTACCATTCCATCTCTAATCTGCATTGGGTTAAAACCATCATGGCGTTTCCAAGTGCCACTAGATGCCATTACTTTTTCTTAGGTTTTGTGTGTGTAAGAACTTTACTGCTTGCTGTGTGCTTTGCTCCTGTGTGGACTTGTCCACCCATTCTATGCACTGCACCTGTATATTCTTTTCCACCTTTAAGATAATGTTTAGATGTTTTACTCATTACTTCTTCTTACCCATTTTCTTAACCATTGCTTTTTTCATAGCAGGTTTTACTACCATCTTCTTAGTAGTTTTCTTGGCTGCTTTCTTAGCCATACCCATTCCCGCTGATCCGTAATTCATTCCGCCTGCATATTGCATTGCCTTCTCCTTTTATTATTGTTGGGTGAAGAGGGGCTGTTGCCAGCCCCTCTTCTTTATAACTAAGCTTGTGCGATACTTGATTTGGTCTGAATGACGTAACGTGCTTCCTTGCGGAAGATGTTCCATCCAAGAAGACCCTTCCATCCAGCAGGACGGAAACGCATTAACTTATCAGTTACTGGA